GCTTCTGCACGACCGACCCCAATCCTGTCCAAAGCACGATCATCGCCCAAGGGTGCTCATGCTCGGGGCAGAAGACAGCGCTGCAATCCGGATCTAAGTTTGAAGAGAGATGATTTCATGAAAAAGATTGATCCTAGGATCTGGTGGCTCATTATCGTCCTTCTGCCGCTGGTTTCTGTCGGTTCCTGCATCTTGTCCGAAACGTTCACGGGCGAAGGCTACATGGAAGCCTGGCACGATTCGGCGAAGATCACGGACAGAACAACCGCCCAGGGGCGATATGATTATGCCGCCGAGATCTATCCGGGCGGCGTCTCAAGTGGTCTGAACATTACCAATGGCTCCGCATCCTACTCCTTCCAGTCTGGCGACTATTCGATCAGATTAAAGAAGTTCTCCGGCCTGGTGGTGGCCGAGGCAGATTCCAACGGAACCATAGTTGATGCGGCTGGAGAGGGTGAGATGGTGGCCATATCATATCCAACCAGGCCATTCGCTAGCAGTGTCCGGCCATTCCCGATCGGAGGCTTGGAGGCGAAAGGAGAGTTCAACCTCAGCGCCTCCACCGAGTTCGAGAACATCCCGCTCGACATGTGGAACGGCTCGGTGTGGGCTAACATCCCGGTGAACCAGACTCCCATAAACCAGACACCCGGAACCGACGTGCCTGTCATCATCAATCAGACTACGAATGAGACTGATATCGATTCGATCAATGACACAACCTGGATCGATGGAGACGACTGGGACGATGATGCTGTGATTTTCTTATGAGGTGGTGAAGATGGTTTTCCAATTCAAGAAAGCGCCTAAGAAAGAAGAGGCCTGCTGCGTGCCGGGTGAAGGGCTTACTGACGAAGAGTTCGCAAGCTTCTGCAAGACGCCGGAGGAGCTGAAAAGGATTCCGAACGGTGTGTTGACCTATCCAGATGGCCTCACCCTCTACATCGATGGAGCTAACCAGAAATGGACTCGGGAGCAGTGGAAGAAGCGGTTCGGTTATGACCCCAAAAAGGTCTGGAACCGCATGAAGAAGCAGAAAATCGCGATTCTTGGCTGGAACAGCGAGAAAGATCAGGCAGTCGGAAGCCTGGGAAAGTTCCCGACGCAAGGAGATTCCAGATGAAAGCAATTTTACTTACACTGATCGCTCTCATGGCGATCATAGGAATGGCATCGGCAGACTACGTACAATACACCAGCCCTGCCGTCAAGGACCTCAGCGGCCTCAATATGTCTGAGATCGAGGCAATATTCGCGGGGGACGGCACCGGATGGGTGGTGTCCGATGCTGGTGGCGCTGGATGGACCCCCAGTATCAACGCCTTCCTGGCTGACAACGGCGAAGGCAAGCCCGGTAATGTGACAAAGAGAACTCCGTTAAGATGTGGGGGAATGTAAAATGGCAGACGAAAGGGTCAACACGGATGCTAAGCTGGCATCGATGGTTATAGGCGGTGGATACAACTCATTCGTAGAGAAGAACAGCAGGATGATGGGCTATCTCAGAGAAGAGATCGAGGAGCTTCAGAACATGATAGACAAGCTTCAGTCCACCGACATTCAGGCAGGCTACCTACCGGACGATGACAACGATATTGTCAAGTTCCTGGATGAGATAGTCGAAGAGGTGGACAAGAACCTGTTTGTCCTCGGAAATGCCATCAAGGGCATGAGTGACAGCACCAAGGTCACGCTCAATACAGCCGGATTCATGAGGCTATCCAAGGACCAGGCTGCCATCAAGACCTTCCCAGGAGGTAACTGATGACAAAGGGAGTGGCCGACAGCAAGACGGTTAAAGCAGCTCTCGCGGTCGTCTTGCTTGGTATAGTGACGATCCTGCAGGGTGGAGAATTCGTGCCGTCTGCTGAGTTCATTGGCGCGGTAATGATCCTACTGGGGGCTATTTTCGCGATACTGCGGAAGTATACCGACGAGGCCCTGAGCGGCTGGAAGTAGTCTAGGCTGGATTGATCATGCCAGCCGATACCGTCGAAACGATGGTGGCCCGGATAGATGAGCGAACCGAGGCCATCATGTCCAAGATAAACGCGCACTGCGACCAGCTCTGCGACCACGAAAAGCGAATAGGCGGGCTAGAGGGCTTCAAGACCAGCGTCTACGTTGTGTCTGCGGTGGTCGTCGCGCTGGCCGGTCTTGTGGTCGCTGCACTTGGTTTAGTCTGAGGATCGCATGCAATTCACCGATTTGGATTGGAGGGCCATCATGAACGACTTTTCTGATGCCGATCTCATCTACCTGAAAAGCATAATAGATGAGAAACTTGGGCACAGGGCAAAACGAAAGGCCCTGATCCGGAAGGAGGAATAGATGGTCGATACTCCGTTCACAGACAGCTATATAGAGACGGATGCAGAGCTGGAAGCTCTCATTGGCGTGGATCCTCGGGCGGCTGCCGTGGCTCTGAAAGACCTTGCTGCCGCCTCCCAGGAATGGTATTGTCAGGAGGCGACGCGGCGGATCGATGCCCTGCCGCTTAGGGGCACCAAGTACGATATCGATATCACAGCGGGCGTGCCCGACCAGCCCCGCGCCTTTCCCCGGATCATAGACTGGATCACTTGCGACTGGAACAGCAGCACCAGCCTGGCTTTTGTGCCTGCTGATGTGAAACGGGCTTGTGTTGAAGAGGCAATCGCCCTCTACCAGTACCAAGACTCTCCCGACATGGCCTACCAGGAGATGGGTATCAAGCAGCTCCAACTGGGCACGGGCGCGGGCTTCAGTGTCACGTATTCTGGCAGCCTAACAGCGATCTCTATCATGAGCACCAGGGCAAAACAGATCATGAGACGCTACATGGGCGGGGTGGCAGTGAGATGATCCTGCCTGTTGTCCTTCGGGGTAAGGATTCGGTCGCCTGGAAGCACGCCAGCGGAACCGGCCTCTATGGGCCTACGTACACAACGAGCACGATAAGCAACGTCCGGGTAGTCCGAAAAACCAAGACCATCCGCCGCCAGAATGCCGATGATATCGTGAGCACCGCATTTTTTGCTTGCGCGGAGGCAGTCGAACCACGAGATATGATCACCCTGGATGGTGTCGATCATCCCGTATTACAAGTTGACGCCATACCGGATGGATCCGGCGTTGCCCGGTTTCGGGAAGTGTATTTATGACCGTGAAATGGCATGGCGTCGCGCTAGAGAAGCTGGTCGAAAAGGCCGCGCTTGATGGGGCCGAAGAGTGGCTTCGGGCAGACGTCCAAACCGACGCCAAAGAACACTGCCCGGTTGACAGCGGCGCCATGAGAAATTCGCATACTGTGGAAAGGTCTGGCGATTCTGCTGTGATCGGGGTAGGCGGATCTTCCGCTCCATATGCTCAGAGGCAGCACGAGGACGCTGGCCTGAGCCACGAGGTGGGCGAATCACACTGGCTGGAGAATGCCGGGAAGAGGCAAATTAGTAGGCTTCCGTCCAAACTGAAAAAGCATATAGGCGGTGCACTATGAGCCTCGTATCGTCAATCGTCGCTGCCCTCATAGCGGCAGGCCACGGCACTGCAGGCGGGACCGACATATTCGCCTACCGCTGGCCCCCATCTCCTCTTTCGGGGTACCTGATCATTCCTATGGGCGGAAGCATACCGTCAGAGGTTCAGGGGGGCGAGGGGATAGATTACCCCGGCTTCCAGGTTCAGGTCAGAGACCCGAGCATGGAGACCGCAGAGCAACTGGCTGAGCAAGTCAGGCTTGCTCTCAATGGCATCACCACTGGGGACTACACAATTTTCACCACCAGGTCGCATGCGGTGGACCTGACCAGCCCGGACGACCTGAAGGCCGGGACGTATCGCTTTTCAGCAGACTTCGAAACCATATACGTGAGGTAATATAAAATGGCTAAGATAAAAGGTATCAATTGTAAAATTTACGATGGGTCCGCAGTGATCCTAACAACGGATTGGACTATCGATGAGGGTATGGAGCTGATCGAGACTTCTGAGCAAGGGGACACGGGCGAGGAATGGACCGCCACGTTCACCAACGGAAGCGTAAGCTTCAATGGCTTCTATGATCCGGCGGATGCTACTCTCTTGGGGCTGATCACCAAGCTCCGGGCAGGAACGGCTATCACCTTCACGGGCATATTCACCGGCACGAAGGGCTCCGGATCCGCAGTGGGCGTGACCGGCTCGATGATAGTCGAAAAGTTCTCCAGGAAGACCGACAAGAAAGGCATGGTCGAGTACTCTGCCAGCGCAAAGATATCCGGTACTGCATCCGATGCCACGAACCTCTAGGGAGGCCTGAACAATGGCCAAAACTAGAGGTATATGGTCCGCCTTCTACCTCCAGACTACTGCCGATTCCGTGGAGGATACCGCCATGGCCATGGCCCAAGTAGGCACTACCCTATGGTATCAAGTAACTTCATCCAGTGACTACTACTGGGACAAGGCCAAGGCCATCACGGTCTACGACGGGGTCACTATCGTCACTCCGCTGGAGATAGATTATGCGGCAGGGGCGGTAAGGCTGGCGGTCGCGGCTTCAGGAGCGGTCACTGCCGATGCGTACAAGTTTGCTTGTGCTCAGTTAGGAGGTTTCAGATCGTTCTCTCTGGACGAAAGCGTGGAGCTGATCGAGTGCGGCTGTTTCGAAGATGATGGTGAGGTCTACGAGCCGGGAGCCTATTCTGCTTCCGGTTCTGGCGAAGGCTTCTGGAGTTCCGTGGATGCCTACCACGACTTCAACGGCCTGACTCTGCTGGCTAAACCCATAGGGGCGGCTGGAAACGCCATATCCGCAAAATGCGTAGTCTCGGGGAACAGCACTCCGCTGTCTGTTTCCGTCGCCGGGAACGTGATAACCATCAATTCTGCCACGTCCGTGGCTGGAGCAGCTACATCCAAGAACTGGGAGATCAAGAATGCGATCGAAGCTAGCGTGGCCGCTGCCGCCCTGGTGAGGTGCCGGTACACTACGAACTATGCGACCAACAGCCAGACCGTGATGGGCGCAATTTCAGAGGTGAACCTGGCCGGCGGTGCAGTTCCCGAGATGCTATCCAGGTTTGGAGAAGAAGTGATCGCTGTCTTCTACTGGGACAGCGGGGCATCTCTGATCCGGACCTCCGGCCTGATCACCTTCGAAGACCAGTCCGTAGACACATCCGTAAAGGGGCTTGTGGGCAAGAACCTGAAGTTCAAGGCCCTGGGCCTGCTCTATGACCATGCCGGGTGAGGGCAATGAAGGTTGCTGATAGCAACCCGAGCCTTCGCTCCTCTTTTTGGGGCGCGAAGTATTACCTTTCTATAGCTAATCAGTATTGATAAAAAAGGAGCGATTTAAATGGAAATAATGACATCAATCAACATAGACGGCCAACAATATTTTCTGAAGTATCCAGGCCTAGTACAGATCCTCATTGAAAAAAAAGCGGCACAGTTCTTGGACCTCAAAATCCAGAAACCTACCTTGCAATACCTCTTCCAGGTTGCCGCCGTGGACGGATCGGTCGAGATCCAGGCCTACCTCCTCTGGCAGGGTATTATGGGTGGCATGCCCGAGCTCCGGAATATGAAGTATGAGGAAGCTGTCGAGCTGAGGGAGAAGTTCCTTACGGGCGACGGGCAGCTGGACGACGGCACCAGGTACAAGACCTTCCTGGAGACAATCGGGGAGGCTATAGATGCGGCATTCGGAGCTGACCGAAAAAAGTCTCTGACGAGGAGGGAGGAGGAGGTGAAAGCGGCCAGGATCGAGGAGTTGGAGAAGATCTATGCAGCCAAGATCCGGGCAGAAGAGAAGCTCAAGGCTGGGACTGGGAAACCGCCTGGCGAGAAGCCCTAGGGGTGCTGGGGCTTTCCACACAAGAGTTTCTGGAGCTGACGCCAGCGGAGTACAACATCCTGCTGGTGGGCTACAACCGGAAGCAAGACGAAAAGACGAAGCGGGCCAGGTTGCTGGCCTATTGGATAGGGGCGTGCGTCCGATGTGGCATGGGCAAAGACTATCCAGATTTTGATGAAATCTTTCCCGAGCCAGGGGAAGAGGTAGAGCTATCAGACGAAGAGCTGGTGGCGGAATGCCAGGCTAAAGGCATCCGGCCGCCAGACTAGATTTTTTTGTAAGGAGTTTCATGGGGCTAACGGTCGGCGACGTTGATATCAAGGTACAGCTTGACAAGGCATCTCTCTCAAGTTCTCTGAGATCGGCCAAGGGAGACGTAGACTCCTGGGCTTCGGACGTAGAATCCCGGACCAGCAAGTTGGGTTCGTCTATGGCGGGCCTGGCAAAGACTGGGCTCCTGGCGGCCGGAGCTGCGGCTGTCGGAGTAACCACCGCGGGCCTCTCATCCTATCGAGACCTGGAAGAGGCTTCCAGCCATGCTGCCTCAAAGGCAGTGGATGTCTATGGGAAGTCGACTGAAGAGATAGGAGCCGAATATGACAAGCTCCTGAAGCATGTTCAAGACGTCTCTGCTGATGTTGGCGCCAGCACCGTATTCTCCGACATCGAAGTAGCGAAGACTTTTGATGCCCTGGCGGCTGGTGGCATCGATATTTCGAACGTTGGCCGGAACCAGCTATTGCCATTCATGAACCTGGCGTCTTCCACGGGCGAAGACCTGACAGACGTAACCGATCTTCTCACCGGCTCTATGGCCTCTTTCGGCTACTCGATGGAAGATAGCGAAACAATCGCCGATCAGCTCGCCATGGCCATGAATGGGTCGAAAGCCAGCATGAGCACGCTCAACTATGCCCTCCGACAAGGCGGCTCAACGGCTTCGGCTACTGGCATGGAGCTGTCGGAGTTTTCGGCAATTGTCGGTGTTATGGCAGATCGCAATTACACTGGCGAGCAGAGCGGCGCGGCACTGAAGACCGCCCTGCTGTCCCTGTATACCCCCACGAAGGTACAGAGAGAAGCCATGGAAAAGCTCGGGATCACCTATGACCAGGTGGACCCAAGAGTTCACAACTTCCGGGATACTCTCAAGTTGCTGATAGACAAGGGAGCTGACATAGGAGATTTTGGCCAGATATTCACGGACAGTTCCGGTGCGGTCATGTACGCCCTGGCCGAAGAAGGCGATGCGGTCGATAGCCTGAAAGAGAAGATCGTCGGGTCCAAAGGCCTGTCCCAGACCATGAGCGACCTGATGATGGACAACCAGAGGCTAGTGGGGGCATGGGAAGAAGCCAAAGGCGCGACCATGGGCATGGTAACCGCGATCGGCGGCTACCTGGAGCCCGCGGCCGTTAGGCTTCTGGGCATCTGGAAAGATCTGATCCCCTCGCTCCGGGAGTTTGGCTCAGCCCTGGCCGAAGGCGACTGGTCCAAGGTCGGCGAGATGCTGGGGAATGCTTGGACGGTTGCCAAAGAGAAGGGCCTAGACTTCCTGGATTGGGCCAAAACTGCCCTCCAGAGCATCGACTGGGGCACGGTGGCCACACAAGCAGGAGGGCTCATAGCCGGAGGCATCCAGGCAGGCCTAAGCGCTCTGTCCGGTTTGGGGGCGACCGTTGGCGGCTGGATCAAAGACTTCGACTATGCCGGAGCTGGCCGGACTATAAGCGGCTGGATCAAATCTGGCATCGATGCTCTGGTGGGCATAGGAACCATCATCGGCGGCTGGATTAAGGATTTTGATTATGCAGGCGCGGGAACTACAATCGCTGGCTGGCTGAAAACCGGGTTTGATACGCTTTCAGGCATTGCGACAACCCTGGCCGGTTGGATCAAGAACTTTGATTACACCGGAGCGGGGACCACAATTGCCGGATGGTTGAAAACGGGTTTTGACACTCTGTCGGGTATTGCGACTACCATCGCGGGGTGGATTAAGGATTTCGATTATACTGGCGCTGGCACAACTATTGCTGGATGGATCAGCACCGGCATAGAGACTATGAAGGATATCGGGGCCACCATCGGAGGCTGGATCGAGGATCATGGCG